ACTCACCTCTAGCAGCTATATATAATGATACCAAACGTAGTAGTAACCAGGTCACTCGACTCATGATAATGAGTCTTATCGTTCGGTAAGTGGATGCGGGCAGCCAGCGGGAGCTAGTGACCGCGATTTGTCAGAGGTTGGCTGCCGCAGGCGTGCGCTTGACCCCGTCCCCATTTGTAAGTTACAACTTACAAAAAATAATCGTACTTTTTAATTTTAGATTATAATTTTGGGAAGGCGGTTCTGTAATATTGCGTGAGGATAGCGGCGTCCGCGCCGTCTATCCGAACCTATGAGAACCGATGGTATAACCGATCGGATGGTATAACCGATCGATCGGTAACTCGGTAAGGTTATCGTTTCGGTTACAGGTATCGCGATTCCTCGATCCGCGTAACGTCTTCCTCATCGTGGATCGTTCCCGCCTCAATAATCACCGCTTCATAACCGGCCGCTACCTGGAACCGATGCGGCGTCCCCGCGGGAATATGGATCGACTTGCCTTTCGATAGAATGTGCATGGTGCTGCCGACCTGGATCAGCACTCCTCCCTCGACCACCAGGAATGTCTCGGTCTTCTTCGTATGGTAATGCAGGCTGCTGATCCCGCTGCGCTTCAGGACAAGCGTCTTCATCGAGTAACCGTCGGCGTTATGGTGGATCAGTTCGTATCCCCAGCGTTTATCAATTCGTTCCATTTAAAACATCCTTTCATTACAGGCGATTGTTTATTGCGTAAGGATCGAAAAGTAGATTATAGTTGCGAAGTAGTAAGTCAATACGTATGCCTCTGTATTGTGGTTTTGACCCTGTAGCGAGCCAGTAATAAATGTACTCTCGATTGCGCGACTCGATACGGAAGCGTGAGCCGTCATGCCTTTCCCATACCTGGCCGACGATTACATCTTCGTTTGTCATAACCTTCTTCCTTCTCTCGTGAGGTTGAATCTTCGAACACGCGGCGCGAGCCGCGGTGAGACGATGCAACCGAACTACGGTAACTACGGTAACGTTACCTTACCTCGAAACAGTTTATATTCCTTGTAAACAGCAGCGCAGTACTCGATCGCCGGCATAATTACTACCTTGATCTGTGGATCGATACCCTGTTGTTTATATTCCTCGCAGCGTAAACGACATCTCTGAACCGCTGCGGCCATGAGCTTGATCGCTGTATCAAGCGACACTTCAAGGAACGCTTCGGCGTCGCACCCGGCGGGCGAGTGCATGATGAACTTGGCTGCTATAGCTAACTGCCTGGCTGTCATGGCGTGCGCGCTCGGAGATGGTTTGAAGGAAGATACTCTCATGGTGTCTCGGACGGCATACCCTACTTTCTTTTGAAGCCGGTATTTGGACTTGTAATTACCTTCACGTGCGACGCCGAACCTCTTGTCCATTGCGCTTTCGTGCTCTTTCAAAGTGCTTTTCTTGCTCATACCAGTAGCTCCTTACCTCGATCCAGTAACGTTCGATAATCCTCGCTCGTAACTCTATATTTCCACGGATGATACAGATACCCGGTCGTCCTCCGCTTCAACTCTTCCTTCCGCTTCAGGATACCCTCCCGGATCAGCCGCTTCACCTCGCGCCTCGCCCATGCGTCCGGTCCGTTCCGCGCGGCCAGCGATAAACTCATAACAACACGGCTCGCCGCCACTCCCTTCCTGCTATCACCCTCGATGGATTCCTCCAGGATCGTTCGTGTTCCGTATGGTACGGCGTCCCGTAGCAACCGCTCGGCGATCTCTTTACCGAACGCGCGGCCGTCGTGATAAAGGATACCGACGTTCCGCGCGACCGCCGCGATCTGACCTGTCAGCGCCTCCCAGTCGGTTTGCAGCGGCGCCAGCCGTTGTAACAGCTCGCACCAATAAAGGAACGACGCCGGTACTTCCGCCGCGTGGACTCTACGTTCGCGAAACGTGTTATCAAGCACCCGCCTCGTGAGCGTACTGAGCTGTTCGCCATCCGCGCCGTTGTCGTACCCGAGCGCGATCCCGCTTCTCGGATGATCGACTCGTAACCGTATCGACGACGCCAGCAGCGTATCGTACAGCGCCGCGGTCATCGCCCGCCACGTGCCGGCCGGGTTGATCCGGTTGATCGGGTTGATACGCAGGACCACGCCGCGCCGGTACTCCGCGTCGATGAATATCCCTTCACGATTCGGATCGGCCTTGCGTTCGTCTAACCATCCGCTCAGAATCTCTTCGCACTTGTTCAGCCGCTCCACGCGCGGCACGGCGAGCGACCGGGTACGAGCGGTGGAACCGAACGAGAACCAGCCGGTATCCGTTTCGCGCGACGGAAAGTCGGTCTCAACCACAATCCATGGTTTGCGAACGCCGGTGATCGCGGGGTCCAGAAGGCACGCTAGCAGGATCTCGGTAGCCTGCCGGTCGCGCTGGCCGTACCGCGCGGCGAGGAATTCGTGCAGTTCGCCGATTCGTTCGGGGTAAGGGTTCATTCTCGTAAACGTCTTTCCGCAATCGCACAAAGTTCGAACGGGACGATCACATCCCACTTGTTCTGCGTGGTGCCGTAGGGCAGGTCACACGGCACCATGTCCACCGATCCGTCCGGAAGCAGCGGCAACAGATCAAGACAATCGCAGCAAAACGTCTGGTCGATGAAATTGCCGATGTTCATCTTCGTCTCATTTCGTTCTTGCAGGTTATAGAATACCGTGCTACGATTCGGATTGCAAACCTCCCGAACGAGGAAAGGAAAATAAAATGATGAATGAAGAGTTTATCAAAGGCGCGCACCCTGTGGTGCCCCATCGACACCGCCACCGGAAGACCCGTCAACATCGGCCCCGGCTAGACAACGACTGTGTTTGCCTTGCCAATCCTACGCTGCGCGACCGTTTGAAGGTCTGTATCGAGCGCGCCTCCGAGGAACAGCGCAAGGTTCGTAAGGCGGACGAGCTGATGGATCTGCTCTCGAAAAACCCGGATGTCGCCCGCATCCTCGAACTGGTCGAGGAACTGAACGCCGGCTCCTGGTAGTATCCTTTTATCATGTCACGACTTCCAACCGGCCTTACCTACAACGATCTGAACGGGCGCGAAGCGGCGGACGCGCTTCAGGACTGGTTCCACCAGTTGCTCGCCTCTCAACCGCTTCTGCAACCGCACCTCACACTCCCGATGGCGTCGATTCGCCTCTCCGTGAAGGTCGAGATCGACATGTACATCGGCGGTTCCGTCCCGGTCGCCTCCCCTCCGGAGCGAGCGGCGTTCGACGGTTCCTTCCAACTGGACAACAATATAACCGATTCGTTCACTGTCGCTCCTCGTACCGAGGAAGCGAAGGCCGCCTTGTTCGCTGCGGCGCGTATCGCCGCTCCACCGCCGCAGCATAGCGAATCGATGCTTGACGCGATCATCAACGCCGCGCCGATCCCTGGAGGAGAACCTCCCGACCGTATCCGCGCCAAGCACGGCATCCCGATCCCCCGACCATCGGTCGGTCCGCGCGAGACCGGTTCGCACGTTGTAATAGCGGACCTTCCGGTTCCGGATGCCACGGGTGGCCGCCGCGGCCACGTGGACCCGTCGTACCGTTTCAGCGAACAAGTCGCTCCAACCGGTAACGACGCTCACCAAACGATCCCGGTCGGCAAAGGCCAGGTCGAAATAGACCTCGCCGGCGAAGGGATCGATCACGCCGGCATCCATGTGTCCGCCGGTACGCACGTGGCGAGCGTGAAGAAGTTCGGCGACCAGGCCGGTAAACCGTACGAATCGGTAAACAGTGTATATGATGCCGGCCCAGCAGGCCTGATGAGCGGCGGCGGCGCGAAGGGACTCGGTGGGGATGGAAGAACGCGATTGAGTTTCGGTAATTCACAGAGAGGATGAACGATGAAACGGCTTTGTTTTTTTGTTTTGTTTTGCCTGTCATCTTCAGGGCAAACCGTCAAAGTTGTTTCCCTATCCGACGCCGACGCGCGTACGGTCAAGACTGCCAAGAACGCGCTTGACGCTGCCACTACTCACTGGGATGCGGTGCAGAAGGACATCGAGCAACGGTACATCAGCACCAAGAGCGAGGCAACAACCAGTTCATTGCTGTACGGCACGGGTACGTTCTCGAATTACATCACCGTTGATGGTGCCGAACCGTATCATCCCTGCCGCGATCTGGGTTCTGTTGTACCGCTTCTTGAAATTGACAAGCGATTAGGGGAGTGCCGACAATGGCTAGTGGATAGGGACGCCACAGAGAAGCGCTACGAGGCAGAACGCGCCAAGATCCCCAAGCATACCGTCTACATCCGCAAACCCGGATGGGAAAACGGCTTCCTGTTTAGTGAGGATTTCAAGTTTATTACACCGGCTCCGGCTCCGCTGCTGCGCAATGGAGTATGGAACGAGTTTATTAATCCAATTTCAATTGGGAGATGAAACGATGGAAACGATACAACGATACGCGCTCGGCACGATCCTGACACTCCGTATGCCGGGTCACTCCCGCACGAATGGGCAGGAATACTACGCTCCAGCTATCGTATTGAATCAACACCCGGTTACGCAGACGGGAGGCGGCGAGATCGAAGTGATCATCTTCGATTCCACATCCGGTACCTCCTACCAGCACGCTTACGCGGTTCGCGAACTCGGTATGCATGAGGAAATAGTCGAGGTTCCGGTCGCCGGTAGCGATCCCCCCGTAACGACGCCTGTTCCGCAGCGTGTCTATTACGAGGTTCGCTCCAATGTCGGCGAGGTCCTGTTCGACCCGGCGATTACCGCCTCTGTTACCGAACGTGTCGAAATCCTGGAAGGGATGCTCGCGCTTATGCGACAGTCGCAGTTGGCGGTAGAGGTAGGGAACCGGCTGGAGGCGTTGGAGGCGCGGGCGGCGGCGCTTGAAGCGGCGGTTACCGCGCCTCCCGTTCCGAAAGCTAAATCCGAGAGGTAGATACGATGTTCGACTTGTTCAGCGACTTTTCCGAACTCCGCTCCGAACTGTTCGACTGCCGCTCCGTTCTACTTCGTATCGCGGAAGCGCTCGAACGCATCTCGCCTCCGCTTCCGGACTATCCCGTCGTACACCCTGTTCAACCTGTTCAATCTGTTCAATCGTCCGCTCAACCGGACGATTCGTTCCACATGTCCGAATCCGGCTCCGAATACGAATCGCGCCTCTCGCACGAAGCGGCGCTCGCCGAATCGCTCGGCGTCGCTCCGTTCTCGCCTGCGTTCCAGAAGGCTATCAGCGAGATGCACGCGGAATTGCAGCAGCCTAGAATGGAGATGAATGAAGAAGGTATCCCGGTCCTCCGCGGCGGGCACACCGAAGAGGAAGCCGACCAGATCGTCCGCCAAGCCTTCCAGCTCGCGCGGGCGGAAGCCAACGTCCGTCCGTAAAGATAAAGGAGGTGATGCCCTTTGCCCTACCCAGGGTTGTAACGAGGGGGCATCGAGTCCCCCTCTAACGCTTGTGCCGACGCAGAACCCGCGTCCGGTTGTGCTTCCGCCCGCGCCTGTACAAGACCTCACGCCTGCATCCGATAAACCGGTCCAGGACCGCGCGAACGGCCGGTTCGCCTCTATCGTTTCCCTTACGCCGCTGGCCGCCGCCTTCCGTTACGTAGAGCCTACGTGGCGCAATTACATCGCGTACGTCGAGATGGAGGCGAAGGTTGGGAATGCGGGTGCCGCGCGGTACGTAGCGGCATGGAAGGCGCTCACCACGCGCGAGAAGCAGATCCATGCGCCTGAGCAACTGTGCGACTTCTGTTCCGTATCGCAGGACGAACTGATCCGCTGGGTCTCGGGCAACGCCTGGAAGGTCTGCCAACCAAAGGCGTCGCTCTGCATGAGCTTCATGCGTGACAGAGTATTGGAACGAAGCGCGGAGTTCGCGATGGCGGCGCCGGAAAACTACAAGCACGCGGAGATGTTCCTACGCGCGAGCGGCGCGTTGCCGGTGAACGCGGGTAGCGGTGGCGGTCGCGCTCCGGTCAACCAACTGTTTTACATGCCGGTCGCGTCGAGCGGATCGGTCACGCTTCCGGGAGGTAGGACCGAATCCTCGCCGGTGGATCGCTCCGGTCTGCGCGATATGGACTCCGAGGTCGTGGAACTCTCTAAGATCATGGCTACCGATCAGGGAGAGGCGAAGCGGAAGGAACGCGAGCCGGATGAAACAGGAGATGAAGAGGACGACGATGAAAAAGATGACGATGAACCAGCATGATGAACATCGGCTCTGGCTGGACGCCTACCGCGCTACTGCCGCCGCCGCGCAGGAGAACCCGTTCGGTCTGTCTGCGCCGCTGACCGAGGAACAGACGCAGGCGTACCTCCTGCTTCCCGCCTTGCTGGACGAATGCGAAGCGTCGTGGAAGGCGATTCCCGAACCGGAGCGTAGTGTACACTTTCTATTGATACGGGAGCCTTCCAGTGCAACATCCTGACGTTCACCAGCCTTGGTCCGCCTGGAGCGAATCTCAAACGCTCCACGTGGCTGCCGCCTATTCCAATCCGTTCCGCTGGAGAACCCGGCGCGAACTTTCCAACGACTTCCGCCGTCACATGGAGCAATCCCCAAACGTCCAGCTGCATTTCGGTGAGCTGGCTTATGGCGCCAGGCCCCACGAGGTAACGGACGCTGAAAATCCTCTGGACGTTCAACTGCGTACGTCGGCGGAACTGTTCCATAAGGAAAACATCCTGAACCGGGTTATTTCCCGATTTCCCTCGAACTGGCAATATGGCGCTTACGTGGATGCCGACTTTCACTTTACCCGGCACGATTGGGCGCTCGAAGCTATTCACCAGCTTCAGCACTACGATTTCGTGCAACTGTTTTCTTCCTACGCGGACCTCTCCGGGGAAACTTATGGGACATGCCAACTACCGACAAGAGTGAACCCCAGCTTCGCTTTCAACTACGTGCAGAATGGTTACAGGCTCCCGGAAGGGTATGCCAACGGAGGCTGGCGAAAACGCGGGTCCGCGGCGGAAAACTATTACGGCGCCATGGTTGGCGGCCGGCGCGGTGTGGGCGCCACAGGCGGCGCCTGGGCTTTCAGGCGGTCCGCTTTTGAAACGGTCGGGGGCCTGCTGGACAAATGCATCCTGGGCCATGGGGATTGGTTCATGACTTTTGGGCTGGTCGGGGAAGAAGCGCCTGACATGCACATCGACGGCTATGCAGCCGACTACCGCAATACCATTCTGGCGTGGCAAAAAGAAGCGGTCAAGCTCCGCAAAAATATTGGCTACGTGGATTGCTTTGCGCTCCACAATTTTCATGGATCTAAAATGCGCCGCGCTTATGCCAACCGCGACACTATTCTGGTCAAGCATCAATTCGCCCCAACGACGGATCTGAAACCAGACTGGCAAGGCATTTACCAATTGAGCGGTGACAAGCCTGCGCTCCGCGATGCCATCCGGATGTATTTTATTTCCCGAAACGAAGACGATCCCAACCTCTACGGTAAAGAGCAACCCCTGGTCTGAAAGGAACCATCATGCTCATACACAAACTTGGAAAGAAACCCCGCAGGGAAGACCGGTTCCACCGGACCCTGCAATTCAAAAACTACCGGCTCCCGGGAGTCTTGCCCACGCCTCCCCCTGAGATCAGCTATGTGGTCAAGGTCCCCTCGTGGCCCATGCTCCTCAACGACCGGCTTGGAGATTGTGTCATCGCCGCCATGGGACACATGGTCCAACAGTGGACCTACTTTGCTTCCGGCGGCACGGCCATGCAGACTATGACGGACCCGGAAGCGCTGGCCGCCTATGAGGCGATTGGCGGCTATTACCCGCCAGATCCTTCTACAGATCAGGGCTGCGATATGCTCACCGCGCTGAACTACTGGCGGAACAATGGCATCATGGTGGCTGGAAAGATCCACAAAATCGCGGGCTTCGTCGAACTCACGCCTACCCTTGCCAATCTTCGGGAAGCGGCCTGGATCTTCGGCAACGTCTTCACGGGAGTTGCGTTGCCTACGGCCGTGCAGGGTGCTTACGATTGGACCGTTCCTGACGGGGGCATCTATAGCGCCGCGGGGCAGCCGGGCGGTTGGGGCGGGCATTGTATTCCCGTCATGGCCGAAAGCCCCGAAACGGCAACCTGCATTACCTGGGCTGAGAGGCTGAAGATGTCGCACAACTTTTTCAGCGACTACTGCGACGAATCCTACGCGGTCCTCAGTGAAGACTGGCTTACCGCACAGGGGGACACGCTCACTGGATTTAACCTCGCGCAACTGCGTAAAGACATTGCGGCGCTGTCTTAAAAGATGGGAACGCTATGAATTGCGCTCCGTTTCCTAGTATGATTGTGGTGTTTCGACGTGTATAGCCCACGTATCATCACCGCCTCGATCGACCGCTACCTCGCTCACCCATCAAACCACGGCCTCGCTCTGAACGAGGTTTCGATCGTCGAGTTCCAGCGCGCCGTCGCGCACTTCGACTCGCTCGTCCAGCCGGACGAGAACGGCCGCCTGATCCCTACCCGCTCCGTAACGCCCGACGGCCGCCAGGTCTTCGACTCGACCGGCCGTCCGCTCCTTACTTGGAAAGACACCCTGACCGACGAGGAGCGCGACTGGATGCGCCAGCAGCGCGTCCTTTGCGCCCTCAACTTCTGGTACTGGGTTGAGCGCGCGGTGTGGATCAAGGACACCGACAAGCAAACAGTACGGATGAAACTGTGGAAGTCGCAGGAAATCTTCCTCAATATCGTTGCCGAGATGGAAGACCTGGGAGTAGCGATCTTCCTCATCATCCTGAAGGCGCGCCAGCTCGGGATCTCGCGTATCATCACGCTCATCATCCTGCACCGGGTTGTGTTCGACGCCGACGTAAACGCCTACCTTGCGTCGAGCACTGATAAGAAAACGCTCAAGCTATTCAAATTGATCTCGTTCGTCCTGGTCCGCTTGCCTTACTGGATGCAGCCGGGATCGTCTCAACCGGGAAAGCTCGGCAAGGTGGACCAGGCCGGCCGTCTGCTCGAATTCTTCAACGGCAGCGCGATTACCATGGAACATGGCCAGATGGCCACGGGTATGGGACGCGGCGATTCGCCTAACGTCGCACACCTGAGCGAACTCGCGGAATTCTCCGACATGGATGAGTTAGTCGATTCTTCCCTCCTTCGCGGTATGCACCCTTCGCCTCGCGCCTTCCTGGCTCTGGAAGGAACAGCGAAAGGGATTCATAACTCCTGGCACAACCACTGGGAAGCGGCAAAGGAAGAGTGGCCGCAGGGAAAGAGCCGGTTAAGACCTCTGTTCCTCCCCTGGTTCGTCGGCGGCCTCTACCCGAAGCCGGTCGATCTGATCGCCCGTCCCGTCCCTGCGGACTACTCCACTACGATAGCTCCGTGGGCGGTCGCTCACGCGCGGATGGCCGAATCGTACGTCAAGTCGAACGATTACCTCACGAAATACCTCGGTTCCAACTGGTCGATGCCGCTCGAACAAATCTGGTATTACGAGTGCGAGCGCGGCGACGCGATCCGCAAAAATACCTTACCGAAGTTCCTTTCCGAGATGCCTGCCACGGACGACGAAGCCTTTAACAGTACGAACATGACCGTGTTCGATCTCGACACGATCAACTTCTACACGACCAACACAAATGAAAAGATCCCCTGGGGCGTCTTCGGCATTCGCGGTCCCTCCGAGTTCGTGAACCCTCGTATTCAACCACCGGACGTTCTGATTGACCGTTCCAAACCGCCGATCGCGATCAACGCGAATGCCGGCGGCGGCATCGTGATTCCGTTTGAACTCGTTCCGCTCCGCTTCCAGGGTTGGACGTACGAAACCGACTCAAAGCGCGGTTCGGTCGATAAGCTCTACGTATTCGAGCCGCCGATGGAAGGTTTCGAGTACGGCTTCGGATGCGACACGGGGGACGGCATCGACAAGGACCGTACCTGTATCGAGGGACTTCGCAAGTGGTCTCTTGAAGGATCTTCTAAGCAGGTCGTTGAATTCGCCTCGGGCCATTTGGGAGCGCTTGACGTGTGGCCCCTCTTACTTGCACTCGGTACATGGTACAGCGTTCCTAACCGTCACGGTTACACGCAGCAGCCACGTATGGCGATCGAGTGCCGCGGCAAGGGCGATATGCCGCAACTGGTCCTCCGCCTCATGGGCTGGCACAACTTCCATTTATGGAACGACGGCAAGATCGACGCGCGCACGCTCAATCTCGACAAAGCCAATAAGCTCGGCGTCTTTACGAACTTCTACTTCCGCGCGGCCATGATCGACCATATCGTTACGTCGCTTCGCAACGGCGAAATCGAAATCTGCTCGCCGTTCTTCGTACGCGAGATGCGCTCGCTCGAAGGCGACGAATACCTTCAGCAGTTAAGAGCGGGGCAGGGAGGACACGACGACCGGATCATGGCGCTAGGGTTCATCCATACATCGTTCGCAAAGTTCGATCCGAACTACTGGCGCGCGGCTAAGGTAATGGCCTACTCGGGTAAGAACCCTGCGATGGCCGCCTACGGAGAATCGGCGCTCTCTCCCTCCGGTTCCGGTCTGGAAACGAAGCGTCCCGACTCTGGATCGCAGTACGCCACGTGGTCATGGGGCGCGCAATCCGACACGCGCGGCCTGCCGCAGCGGGCGGACGAACTGTTTCCTTTCTAGGGTTTGGCCGCGACGACGCCCCTGAGCAGACTTTGCAGGAACGTTATAGCGGAATTCAAGGCGTCGATCTCGGTCTGGTTCGTGAGTTTGGATGCGAGCACCGACAACAGACTGATGGCGGCGTTGATGATGAATTGCTCCCACCATGAAAGTGTAATCATTGGTCAATATCCTTTCGATATTCAGGATTAACACCTGTGGCGCCAAAACACAAGCCGGTGTAGAGTAGATAGGTAGGAAACCGTGAACAAACTCGACCCTATCGTAGTGCTGCTGACGGGCTTGCTGATGTTCTTCACGCTGGCCCTGTTCTTTGCGGAGTGGTGGTTCAGATCGGACGCCCAGTTCTATCAGACGATCGCCGCCACCATGTCCGGCATCGCGGGAGCTTTGCTTATGAAGATCACCGGTCATGGCAACCAGGGAGGCGGTCCCACGTCTACCGACACGACCACGCAACAGCATACCGAGTCCGAGCCGGCTGCGCCATCCGCGCTATTGAAATGAACGACTGGCACGCCTTCCAATCGCGCCATCTGAACGGTGGTTCGTACGACGCGGAATCCCGAATGCTCACGATCCAGTTTACGAACGGCGCGGTCTACCAATACGCGAACGTGCCGCAGACGGTCGCCGATTCCCTTTTCCAAACCGGTTCCTCGCAGGACTATTTCAACGATAAGATAAGAAGCGTATACCCGTTCACGAAGATCGCGGACGGACAAACACGAAGCGGACGGCGTTCCGCGCGGAGGTACTGAACGAACGATGTTCAAATCCCCGGTCATGACATACCGAACGCCGCGTTCGGCGATGACCGTTTTAGCGAAGGACTGATTCCCAATGCCAATGATCGACTACCGCTGTCCCGACTGTGGCCGCGACGACGAGCGCTTCTACCACTCGCGCGGTACGGCACTCGCCTCGATCGAGTGTACCGGGTTCAAGCAGGCTGCTCCCCGGTACGAAGAGATAGAGCGTGAGGTCCCGCAGCCGGACGGCACGGTCCTGATCGAGAAGGAGCGTGTGGAACTCGCGCCGGTGCTCGAACCATGTACCGGCACGGCGCTGCAAAGAGTTTCCCTTCCCGGTGAGCTTTGGGCGCGTCCGGCCCGCGGGTTCGCTGACATAACCGTCCTTACCTATCCGGACTGGGATTCCCGCTCCGACGATTTCAAGCGCTCGCATGAGCGCTATTACGTTCCCGGCCGCAACTACGAAACGGAACCTGGTATGCAGCCGGTCGTAATGAACTCGATGGCTGACTACAACCGGTTCATTAAGAAGGCGAACGAGGATATTACCTCCCGGATGCGCGACCACCGCTACATGCACGAGGAATACTGGAAGCAGCGGCGCAAGGCGTTGCGTGAAGATGTGAACGCGCGGATCGGCCCGTCCCGCTCGCATCCGCTCGTTGCGTTCCTGCGCCGCGCGATGCAGGCGAGGAGCGACCGCAAGTCCGCGCGGCGGTACGGCAAACCGCTCGACGCGCACTTCCACTCGCAACTGCTTGAATTCAACCAAGGTAACATGCAGGACTTCTGCGCCGAGGATACCGGCTGGAAGTCGCAAAGGGCAAAGTGATGAAATGAACGACCTTCTCGAACGTCTGGTAAACGCGATCTTCCGCCAGGAAGGGATGAACGAGGCATGGTTGAACCCCGGTAACCTCCGCGCCGCCCCGTGGCTCGCTAACCCGGTTATTCATAACGGCTATTGGCGTCCGAACACCCGCGCGGAAGGCGTTGCCGGCGCCGCTCACGTGGTTGCTCTCCACATTGCGAAAGGCGATTCGCTCACACAACTGATCTCGATCTGGGCGCCGGCGTCGGATGGCAACCCGACCGACGCCTACCTCACCAACGTCAAGTCCTGGGCGGGCATACCGGACGCGACCGTTCCGCTTTGGACCTTTATAGGCGTATAGTAGGGGGTGATGAACAGGCATCCCGGCTATTCCCCTATTGACACCGCCTACCTCTGCCCTCCCCCCTTTGTTTACAACCGCTCTCAGTCCCGCTGGGATGCCTGTTCGCCTGACGAACTCTTCGCCTGGTCTCAATCCATGCTGGCGGACGGACGCTCTTACCTCCGCTTGCAGCCGGCCTACAAGTACATTTCGGACGGGATGGACCTTGTAAACGGCGATTTCCTGGTAACCGATGTCCAGTCCCTCTCAAACGTCAAGACCGAACAGACGCTCCGTAATACCCGCGAGATCGTCGCCGCCCAAACGAACCTTCGTATTATCCCCGCCTTCAAGGCCGAATCGGAACAGTACCGTGAGCAAAACCAAATCCTGAACAAAGGATTCATGGCCTGGCAGAACATGACGTTCGCCGACCGGATGCTTCGTAAAGCGTGGCAGTGGGCGTCGGTCGGCGGGACAGGTTACATCGGCCCGCGGTACGACCCAAACTTCTACAACCACGGCGACGGCGACCTCGTATGGGACGCCTACGGTCCGCTCGACGTGATCCCGCTCGGCCTCCCTCCTTCCCTATCGCTGCAAGGCGCTTACGCCGTGGCGATGCGGAAGAAGATGCCGATCCATCAGGTATGGCGGATGTTCCCGTTACAGCGGGACGCCGTAAAACCGAATCGCGTCACCACGCAAGGCAAGGGCATGGTGATCGCGCAGGCGGTCAAGTTTGCCTCCGCCGTCCTGAAACGTTTCTCGCAGGGTGTTCGCCAACCGGAAGAGGCTTCCACGTGGGATACGACCGATGTCTACTACATCTACGTGGACGACGATTCGGTGAACGAAACAGGTCACCCGCTTCAGATCATGGGTCCCGATGGCCAGTGGGGTACATCGTGGAGTTACGAGGTTCCGTTCGTAGGCCAGGAGATCGCGACGGGCCGCCAGCTCTCGGGCGGTAAGCAGGAAACCCGGATCGCGAAGCGCGAGGACTGCCTGATATATCCGAACAGGCGTCTCATAATCGCGACCGACTCCTGTATCGTAAATCCCGCTCCGGAGCACCAATCATCCTACCGCTGGGACGGCCGCGTTCCGGCTGTGCAATTCCGCGCCGACGACTGGGCGTGGAACTTCCTCGGGTTCCCGGTCACGCGCTACGGCCAATCGCTCGAAAAGGTAATCATTGAACTCTGGAGAGGCATCAACGACAAGATGAACCTGTCGCTGAACCCTCCCGCCTTCTTCGACCGTGGTTCTACCGCCGTATCGCTCTTACAGACGATGAACCCGCGTATCCCCGGCCTCCGCACCGGACTCGACATGAGCCTGAACCCTCCCGGTTCGCAGTTCGCGCCGGTATTCCCATATCAGCAATACCAGGTCGGCCCGGAGATCATTCAGGTCGCCGCGCAAATCCTCCCCGCGTTGATGAAAGAGCAGATGGGTGTGGCTGATGTATCGGCGCTCGCCCGCGCCCGCCAGATCCCTTCAGGCGACAATACCGAACGACTCCTCGAGGCGATGGGTCCGCTCGTAAAAGACCAATCCCGCAACATGGAGGAAGGTATCCGGATGGCGGGCGAAATGTGGAAGTCCGACTGGTTCCAGTTCGCCACCGCCAAACGACGGATGCGGATGCTCGGGCCGGAAGGCGTAACCGAAGAAGACTTCGACTACGAACCCGGAACGCTCGTTCCTCTCGCAAAAGATCCGAACAGCGGTAATCCGGTCGAGATGCGTGAAGGTCCGGACGGCTCCTGGTCGATCGACCAGCACGGCGGCTTCCGGATGCCGGATCTAGGAACCCGTTCGTTCGAGCGCGCCCGCTGGCACAAGAACAATTTCAGTTTTTCGGTCACCCCTTATTCGCTTCACGAGTTGAACAGCACGACGCGGAAACTCTTCATGCTGCAACTGATGAAGGTCGGCTTCCCGCTTTCCTGGTGGACGCAAGCGGAACTGTTCGATGTGAAGAACTTCGGACCGTGCATGGTCAAAGATCCTGAAACGGGTGAGATGCGCGAGGCGCGCAACGAGATCGAAAAATGGATTGCGCAGCTTGAAATCCAGGCGCGGGTGGCGTCTGCAATGGGCGGCGGCCAACGCGGCGGCGGCGGTAAGGGAGGCGGTAAGGGAGGCGGCCGTGGCCGGCCCGAGACATTCCAGTCCGCCCCGGTGATGGAGACGAAGCGCGGCGGGACGGATTCGGTAGTACGTACTTCAGCGAAGTAGAAAGAGAAAGAGAGGTTTTCGATGTTCCCGATATTTCTGATTCAGATTATCGTGGTTCTGGTGATCGTCGGCCTGATCCTGTGGGCCGTATCGCAGATCCCGATGGACCCGGTTATCGCCCGCGTGATTCGCGTGGTCGTGATCGTAGTGGTTTGCATATGGCTGATCTACTTCCTGTTCGGCCTTGCCGGACCGGGGTATAGCGGTAGTGTTCCGTTGTTTCGGAGGTAACCATGCCTTCCAGTGAAACGATGCATGAATGGAAGGCGGGTCGTCTGCACAGCGGATCGAAACGCGGTCCGAAGGTACGCTCCAGGAAGCAGGCGGTCGCGATCATGCTTTCGGAAAAGCGTAAGGAAGGCGGTTCGCGTGGCCGAAGGGCGAAGTCCCGCTCCTAGTCTTTTCAACGGCTCGTCCCTTTCCTCCCTGCCGAACGCCGTCCCTTCGGCCAAAACCCAGGTAGAGGTCCGCTTCCCGGCTTCGTCCATGGCCGAGGTCTTGACGGTGATTGACCGCCTCACCTACACCGGATCGCTCCAGATCAACTTTCTGAAAGGCAAAGCCCGTGATATGAAGTGGGCCAGTTCGCGGGAGGTATCCCCGCCCGAGGTATGAGCATTATGAAGATCGCTTTGAAACTATCGCTACTGCTGTTCGCCGCTGCGTTCGTACTAGACGCGCAGATTACGCCGCCACCAGGCGGCGGCGGTTCCGTTCTCGCCTGCGTCGGTACGCCTGGTAACACGTTCGGCGCCTACCGTTCCCTCTGCATGGACAGTAACAAGGCGGTATGGGTATGCGGCAACGCGCTTACCTGTGCTCTCGCCGCCGACTGGGCGAACGTTGGGCAATCGGGCGTCTCGGGCGTCGCATCGTTCAATACCCGGACCGGAGCGGTAGCGCTCGCGCTCGGTGACGTTACGGGTGTCCTGACCAACTATTCGACCATCGCTGGGTTGACGGGGTATCCAAGTACATTCCCTCCGACCAATAGCGGAGACTGGGCAGGTACCTGGCAGAGCCACGCGCCGTCGTATTTCCAACTCGCGCTTACCAACTACTCGACGATCTCAGGCTTAACAGGTTATCCATCCACCTTTCCGCCGACGAACTCCGGTAACTGGGCTGGTACGTGGCAGAGCAACTCTCCAGCGGCCTTTCAAAGTGCTCTGGTTAACTATTCCACCATCTCCGGTCTAAGCGGATACCCGAGCACGTTCCCGGCCGCCATCACGCTGACCACCATAGGGTCTTCAGGAGCAGCCACGTGGAACGGAACCACGTTGAACATTCCGCAATATGCAGGCGGCGGCAGTATGACGTGGCCCTCCAGCGCCGGCATCGTTACATGGGCCTCTGACACGTCCTGGGGTTCTCCGGCAACTTCATCCACTATCATTGGCCTGTTCGGGAGCGGTTCTTGCTCTGGCTATCTCAAGAGCGATGGCACGTGCGCCACGCCGGGAGGCGGTGGCACAGTCACGAGCGTTAGTTTTACCGGGGGTCTTATCTCCGTGGCCAATGGGACCAGCACGCCGGCTTTTACCGTGGCAGGCACTAGCGGCGGCGTCCCGTATTTTAACAGCGGCACAACCTGGGCCAGCTCTGGAGCGCTCACGCAGTATGGCGTGGTGCTGGGCGGTGGGGCAGGAAACGCGCCCACATCCACCTCCGCATCTACCACGACTACGCAAGCTCTCTTTGCCACTACCACCGCTCCGGCTTTTCGGGCAATTGCCACAGGGGACCTTCCCACGATTCCCCTTGCGGGCGGTGGCACGGGGGTAGACCTCTCCGCTGCGGGCGGGGCGGTCAACACGACCGGCGCGCAGGTCCTGCACGAGAATGCTTCGCACGTGATTTCATCCTCGGCGTTGATCGCAGCGGACCTACCAAACACCGCGGTCAGTCCGAATTCCTACACGAACACCAACCTGACCGTGGACGCTCAAGGGCGTATTACGGCGGCGTCCAACGGTTCGGGGGGATCTGGATACCTCGTAATGACCACCGGCTCCGGCGCGCCATCGGCGGCCTGCGCGGTCCCGACCTCCAGTAACCTCGCAATGTACTGGGATTCGGTCGGCCTGAACATCTACTATTGCTCCGCGACTACCCCGACGTGGCAGAAGTTCTCAACGGATGGGAACGGACAGGGATTATCGGGTTCCATAGAGTTTAAGGGCGTTACCTCTGGCGGGGCGGGCTTCGCAGTATCGGATGTGGCGGCGGCAACGCAAATTCTATACATGCTGCCTACCACGAACGGCACGGCTAACCAAGTCCTGTACGATACCGGCTCCGCGACGTGTGGAACTTATACGACCGGCTCACCTGCTCTATGTCATCAGTTGGCATGGGAAACGGCGCCGTTCACCTTGGTTAGCTCCCCTACCGCTCACGCGCTCTACGCAGGCAACACGACCTCAGCGCCCAATGCGATCACCGTTCCAAGCGCTGACGCACTGCTGTATGGAACGACTGGTGCTGACCCGGCGTTTAAAGCGCTCCCGACCGGAGGGACGAACGGTTGCAGCGGTTCCACAGACATGTTGCAGTGGAATAACAGCACCCATGCCTTCGCGTGCGGGACGGCAAGCGGAGGCGGCACATCAGTCAACGTCAACGGATCTTCTGTCTCTAACCCCAACTTCAACGGATCTACTCCGGCTGCTCAAGCGGGATATCAGAATGCGGCGCTTCAAGTTTCTGCTTCCAGCGTGAGTGTTGAGGTTCCGATTACCTACGCCGTAGAGCAGAACTCCTGCGGTACTGGGAGTTACACGCTGTTGGCTGCCGACAACGCTTCCGTGATTCAGTTTTCTGCCGTCTGTACAGTCACGGTACCCACTGGGTTAGGTGCAGGGTTCAACGTCATCGTGGAACAGACCGGATCAGGAACAGTCACGTTCACGGGGTCGGGTACGACGCTTCACCAGTTATACGGATCGGCCTCTACGGCGGGCCAGTGGGCCAAGGTAGCCTTATACTCGGACACTGACACGGTTTGGCAGTTAAGCGGCAATCTGACGGGGGTTCTAGCTGCTGGCAACGTCTCGGGCCTTGGATCGCTTGCTACCTTGAGTATGGCCCCCCTGGCCTACGGTGGCACGAACGAGGATCTATCCGCTACCGGAGCGGCTACTTATTTCCTGGCGCAAAACGCAAGTCATGTGGTGAGTGCTCGTGCAATTGCCCTAGCCGATCTCCCTGTCCTGCACGGCCAATGCACGGAGGCGTGGGGAGGGTCGGGAACATCCTTTGCCATGACATCCGGCGACGATGCGATTGTCAACAACACCTGCTACAACGACTCCGGCGCGACTCGGACGATCACGGCTGTAAAATGCAGGAGCGACGCGGCAAGCAATACGACAGTGCTGACTCCCACCTTTGGCTCGGCTGGTACAGGCACGGCCATCCTTACCGGCACCGTGACCTGTGGGAACAGCTACGCTTACAGCTCCACCGGAACAATCAGCACATCGGCCTGGACTACCGGAACCGGCATTGATCCAGGAATGTCCACCGTTGGAAATGCGAAAAGCATTGCCCTGCTGATCGAGTACACTTATCAGCCTTACTAGCTTACTAGGAGAAGAGAATGGGACGTTTACTCTATTTAGCGGCTGTGACCACCGCTCTGTTATTGTCTCAAGGGACTGAGGTGATCACGGCACGGCATAGGACCAGTGCCGCAGGGGTTACAATCAGTAATATCCAGCGTGTCAGTCCAACTAGTTCTGTTTGCGTGTTAGCCACCTGCACCATAACCGTAGCCTCAACGACGGCCGGTAATCTGGGCGTCGTCTTAGCTACGACAGGCGATCATACAACGTATATTAGCTCTGTTTCGGGTGGTGGCACATGGACTGCGAATGGGGCCTGTGCGGCGGCTTCTATTGCGCAGGACGGAATGTCGGACATTGCGTACAACTTAAATCTTACTGGTGGGGCTACTACGATCACGGTTACTACATCGAGCAATTATCCAGGGTACGTAGCATATGCGGAGTATCATGGGGGCACCTGGACCCTGGATGGGGCGTGTGCTTCGGCGGCAAATGTGGCAGCTAGCTTAACTGCGTCTAGCCCACCCGTGACGACGACAGGGGCTAAAGATCTGATTGTCACTGCGATAGACACAGACTATCAGCATTACAGTACACAGACTGTCACTGGTACGGGATGGACTAACCCATTTGACATTTTTTTGCCAGGACCCGCCTTTTCCAACACTAACGGAGTTGGCAATGATGCCCTGAATGTGAGTGCAGGCACGTATCAGATGTCTGTCACCCAAAATAGTTCGATGGGGTATAGTTCCTCTGCGCTGGCGTTCCAGTCAAACTAAAGAGCTGTGACTATGATGAAGCTATTGCGATCTTTAGTACTGTTGTTAATTCTCTACGCTCCCGCCTGGGCGCAGGCGACAGCCGTACTGAACGACTGGAAGGAGTCGGTACCCGACAGCGTAGTCTCGTCCGGGTCCAACACAAACCTGATTTACAACAACGGGCATGGATTTTCAACCGGGCAGACGCCTCTATTCCAAATTTATGGGGCCACAGGGCCGTGGGTTCCCATCAACACACACAGTCATCTTGCGATCATTTTGGGAATTACGGCTACAGATCTTACGGTCGATGTTGACCATGAAGGCTTTTGTGGATCATCAGGCACCATACATATCGACAGTGAAGAAGCTACCTATACTTCGGTTTATCACAACGTTTTAACTCTTTCGGCGCGAGGGGTAAACGGAACCACGGCGGCTGCGCACGATCCCAGCGAGAATGTATACTGCTGGGCGGGCAGCAGCCCTTCCGTGGTTGATAGCTGGACAGCATCAGTAATTGACGCCAACACTCTACAGATTCCCCTAAACTCCAGTTCGTTCGGGGCGTTCTCTGGTTCGCTCCAACTACGGCGCTGGACTGGGGACAACCGCTATGTTTGGTCAAATGTTGCCGAAGTGGGTGCCCTCTGGGACAATCAGACCAATTCCGGCTACCAGCAATTTATGAACTCCTGCACAACAGGTTCCAGCGACATCCACCAGTGCTTGCGGGCGTACTGGACGTTTGGAACATTTAACGGCAAGTACCCTCCCCCGGATTGGGGATCTGCCGCCTGCCCAATCACAGGCCTTACCGTCAACAGCGACCGCACGACTACGGTAACTTTGGGCACGGCATCGACTGGTTGCAGTAGCGGGTACACGCTTGGGGCCAACTGGATTGCCTACGTCTCAAACATGAGCAACAACCTGCTCAACATCCGGCCTTACTATGTAACCGTCGCATCTTCGAGTCAAGTCACGCTGGCCGGTGTCGATTCCAGCATTTCCACAGGGTCTTACACAGGTTCTAGCCCTATCATTAGTTTTGCAAGCCCGGAGATTTCCCCGTACCTGTTTATGTACTCCGGTACGGCGGGAGGGATATATGCCCGTGGGTCTGGGTACATGCAGAACTACATCAAATCCGGCACGTTCTCAACGACGGTGAATCGCCTCAGCTTTCCGATTTCGTACAGCAGCATAGGTAATGTTAACTCTATAAATAAGCAGGGCGCGTTCTATATCGGCACCTACGTTAAGGGAGGTGGAAACGTCCAGAATGTCCATAACAGTCCAGGAATGCACTACTATCACTACGGACCGCCCTTTACGATGTATCCCGGCCGCAACATGAAAGTTGAGGTCAATGCCGCTCCCGACCACCAAGTGGGAGCAAGCGGAGCGGCAGTGTGGCCTAACGACCCATCCTATAACGGCGTTTGGCAGTATTCGGGATGGACGGGATATGATTCGACCACGCACTTTCACTACTTTGACGGCTTGACTTCGTGGTATGTCAACGGCGATTATGGGCAGAACGGTACGCCACTGACGATGACTGTGGGAGCCGAGACTCTTTACACCACGCTAAACGAGCCGGAAGAGCTGGTTCGCACACGGACGATTGTTTGGGCACCTACACGGGTCAGTGACAGCCAACCGGGCTATGAGGTGGGATGGATCACCCCTAAGTACACGAATCTGAACTATGAGGTCCGCTATTCTACTACTGGGTCACTGAAGACTGCCGGATTTTCCACTGGCACGACCGGAGGAACTCCGTCTCCCGTTCAAAGTCAGGGTTCTCCGTATGGTGGAACGCTTTGGGTTTCCCCCACGATGAGCGAGCGGGCGAATATCTGGGTTGGCATACGGCCAACGGATTCTATCGCGGGCATGACTCAATCAGGCCAAGGCCCAATCTGGATTGTCACGCAGGATGATTTGGGGATGTCGGTAGGAGATCATGTGACGGTCTCGAATGTCAGTGGAAACACCAACGCCAACCAGACTAACGTAGCGCTTACGGCGGTCCAACCGCGTCAGATATGGCCACTTTGGAACGCGATGCAGTACACGATCACATCGGCTGTGGCTGGGAGCGGAATCACCACCATCACAACGGACCACGCCAACCCGTATACAACTGGTAACACCGTGTTGATAGCCCAGGTTACGAGCGCTCCAAGCTTGAATGGCACATGGACGATTACCGTGACGGGTCCAACCACTTTTACAATTCCCAGCGCAATCAGCGGCTATATCACAACCGATCAGGCGACAGTGCAGCAGGCTGGGACATTAACCAGCATTGTTGCGTCTTCCTCAGTTTGCACGGCTACAACCACTGTAGTCCACAACCTGCTGCCGGGGTGGAAGATTTATGTATCCGGTGCAAGCGATTCCACGCTAGGAGGAGGGGCTAGCGCGCCAGCGGCTACTTGGACTGTCGCCTCAGTGCCATCGAGTACTACATTCACATTCGGTTGCTCTGGGGTTGCGAACGGAACCTACAATAGCAGTCTTAATTTTGCCAACCCGCTTCTGATAGCTTCCTGGCCTGGGGTGGCTTTAGCCAGCGGCACGGCTGGTAATGGCACATACAGCAACACGTGTACGTCCATCGTGACGTGTGGTCAGATCGTCAGCACCGAAAATAATAAGAACTTCGCCGAGGTGACTATCGGCGCTCAGGGTTCGGCCACGACCGCCACCCCCTCCAGCGTGGTAGGCGGGAGAATGGTGGGGAGCGGGGTACACTGAAACGCAACCGCGAACGCAACCGCTTGACATTCCCTCCCGTTCCATCGTAAGGTTATTGGCGAAGGGCGTTCTTTTCGGGTAGATCGTCCCCGGAAGCAGCTAGGCTCCCGCGCTTCATCGTTCGGGTTCCTCGTTTCAGCGGAAGGCGGATATCGGCTTTAACCGGCCGGTATCCGCCTTTCGTGTTTCTAGGGCCTTTCGCCCGGATGGATAGTTCAATCTTGAGTACCGATAGCCGGTTTGAGCCGGTCGTCGGGGAAAGGATGGCGTTATGATCGGTATCCGCGAGGATAAGCAGGATCGTAGCCGGCGCGGTCGCAAAAAGCACCGCTAGAAACCGTTCGACTGGAGGTGCATCATGGCAAAACGCCGTGGCAAAATGCGTCCCCACAAGCGGAAAGGGTCCCGCCCGTAACTGGTAATCGCTTGTGACGGGACTAGGTAGTTAAACCGGGAGGCGGTTCGGTAATACGGACCGCTTCCCATAGCCCTTTGTATAACCGAATGGATCTTTTTCCGAATGCCTGAAGTCAATTCACCCGCGTCCGCGTCCCCTACGCAAATGGCTGGCATGAACGCTCCCTCCCCGCAAGGCGGCGGAGGTGATCTATCGGCTCCTGTTCCAGGCGCCGGTTCTCCCGGCGCAGGAGCGGAAGGTGGTACGCCTGTGGGCGGCTCGTCCGCCGACGCGAAGTTGAAACAAGACATTCAGGCGTTGCGCTCCATGGAAGCCTCGCTTCTCGAAATGGGACAGTCCTATCCGACTGCGACGAAGGCTCTCCGTTCCGCATCGGAGGCGATCCGCTCCGCACAAAGGCAGATCGTATCAAGTCCGGGGCTGGCCGAACAGCCGGTTCCGAATACGACAGCGTAACGCTTATCAGCAATCCGTACCGTTTAACGATACGGCCTGAAAGGAACGAAACGAATGCCGGTAGATAAACAGCTTTTGGAACAGTGTATTGCCGAGGCCGCTGGCGACGACAAGGAAATGGCGGATTTTCTCCGCACGCGGTACGCCGCGAACGACGCCCTTGCTGTAAAGTTCGTCGGCGGCTTCACGCGCACTGCGGATTACAGCAGGAAAACGCAGGCGCTCGCTGACGAACGAAAGCAGTTCGAGGGTCAGGGAGCGCAGCTCGAAACCCTTCGCAAGGCCCTGGAAGCGGCCGAAACGGAGAAGAACGGGATCTTGAAGGAACTCGCCGGTCAGCGGATCTCGACCGCAAAGGCGCGTGAGCTGATGAAGATCCTTCAGGACAAGTATAGTCTTACCGACGACGACCTCCCTGGAATGAGCGATCTGATCGAAACCCGCAAGAGCGGTAAGCCGGTCGATAACACGGAGGATCTGGATACCCGTTTCAAGGCATTCGGCGACGACCTGATGAAGCGGATGGAACAGAAGTTCGTAACCGCCATGACCCCGGAACTCGGCTCGATGGCCTCTATCCCTCTTATATGGGGCGAGATTGACCGCGAGCATGAGGAACTGACCGGGAAACGGCTCACGTTCGCCGAAAAGCAGGAGATCCTGAAGGCCGCTCAATCGGGTAGCGATTCCTCGATGGGCAAGGGGTCGATCTACGGGATCTGGCAGGACAAGTATTCGGTTGGCGGCGATACCGGCCTGCGGATGCAGAAGCGCGATGAACGCCTCAAGTCCGAGTGGGCGGCGGAGCGCGAGAAGGCGGATGCCGACAAGCGCCAGAAGGAAGCGCTCGAAGTGGTGACCCCGCGCCAGGCCGACCTCGGCGCGGGCGCCAACATATCGTCCGCTTTCAAGACGAAGTTCCGCACCTTCGAGATGGACCCGAACAAGAGTCCCGTGGCGGACGCGGGCGGCGTCCCGTCGCTCGACGTAAAACCCGGCCAGCACGTAAGGCAGATGGGTGATCGCGGGCCTACCGGCGCGCAGCGGGCCGCCGCGAAACATTTGGAGAAGTTAGCGACCGGAGGTTACGGTCGTAAGTCAGCATAAAAGGAGAGTGGAAATGCGTTACCGTTATACGCACGAGGATCTGATTAAGTGGCTACAGGACCACGGGCCTATCGCCGGTGGCGCGGACCCACTCTTAGATCCAATCAACGAAACAACGCTTCCGGAAGTGAACCAGGACGCGATCGAGGATGAGTTTTTCCTGTCCTCGGTTTTCCAGGCCCACCTCCGCTCGAAGTGTCTTGTCCCGTTTGAAGGCGGCGCCTTCATGCGGAACCTGCAACTGTACGCTCCGCTCATGGGCGGCGCCTACGCGAAGGGAATCGGCGGATTCAACCTGACGAAGCCGCTGACGATCTCATCGAACATCTTCGACCCGCGGTACTACGTGGTGATGGTCATCGAGTATCTGGAAGATATTTCGGTTCTCAACACCGGCGACCTCGCGGTCTTCTCGCTCCTCGAAACGGATATGGCGAACGCCTACCTTACGATGAGCACGATCATGGCGCTCGATCTGCAACAGAACGGCCAAGTCGCACCGCGTACGATCAATATGAACGGCTGGCCGGAGTTCCTGAACAACGGTGTTGATCCGTCGTACGATGGGAACGCCTACGCGACATACGGAACGGCGCAACGCAACGGCGCGATCGGCGCGGCGCTCAATGGCAATACCTACTGGCTCGGTCAAGCCTCTGGCGTCGCCGGCACAATCCAGTATGCGGCCATCAACGCCATGTACATCACAGCGAAACGCGGCCAGGACGAACCGGACCTGTTCACCATGAACAAGCCACTCAACAACTTCGTCGAGAACCGGATTCAGCAGCAGCAGCGGTTCGGCCAGGAAGGCGCGGGTGTTCGTGATCCGTTCTTCGGCGCGATGGGGTTCCGCTTCAAAAACCTGATCGTGATGATCGACGACTACTTCCCGTCGAGCTTCGCGGCGTACGGCAAGACAAACAATCCAGGAGGCTCCAACCTAACCGGCGTCTTTACCACGCCCGCGACCACGCTCTCGAACTTCCCGGTGAACACCTCGGTTACGGTCGGCGAAGTAGGCTGCATGTTCAACCTCTCGCGGATCGCCTTCCGGTTGAGCGCTTCGAGCGAGTTCGGCTTCATGCCTACCGACTTCATCCGCGCTCCGGATAATACCCGCGTCGCCTCGCAACTGAAGGCCGCGGTGAACGTGGAAGACGTAGCCCCCTGGACCGGTGTGCAGGGGTACGGAGTCACTTCGTAAGGAGAAATTACAATGGCAAAAGTTCATGGCGCAAATCAATCGCCGATCGTCACACAGCGATACCTAAACACCGCCTCTTACGCCGGCGACCCGGCTCCGGGCGTGCTCGTATCGACCGCGCAGGTAAGCGGCTCCCTCGTATCGTCTTACGGCGGCATGGTAGGCGGTACCCTCACGCTCGCCGAGGGAGTAGCGGCCGCCTACTCGGACCCGGCCAGCTCGCAACTGTACGGCGGCGACTACCAGTACGTGCAGTTCGACCCAGCCAGCTCGGCTGCCGCCGCGGTCCAGGGTCAAGTGGTCTTCTGGACCGACCCGGTGGGCACTTCCAACCTTGAAAGCGGCAATTTCAAGGTAACGCCCGACTACGCTAACCCGCAGGGGCCGGTGGCCGGCATCGCTCTCTCGAACACGGCGAGAGGGAACTACTGGTTCATTCAGGTAGCCGGTATCGCCGAAGTCAAATTCAAAACCGGCGTGCTCAACAACTTCTCGCCGCAGGTGGGCGACCTCGTGTACGTAGACTCTACCAACAGCCCGTACGCGGATACGGCGGCTGCTGGCGTCTCGGTCACGGCCGGCATCCTGAAGGACGTGCTCGGCCGCGTCTGGGCTAAGGTACCAGCAGTAAGCGTGATCAGTCCGGTTATGCTCGGGCTCGGTCCGGGCTACTTCCCCGGAGCGTAAGGAGAAACGATTATGACACCTTTTGCAGACTCCCCACGCAACGGAGCGTGGGGGGATCGGCCGTACGCGATCATCGACTGGGCGGGACCGGCGTCGTATACCGCGGTCACGAACAACACAAGCAACCCGCTCGCTCCTCCAACCGGAGGACAAGCGATCACTCCGTCCGCATTCGGACTGGTCGCCGGTCTGGAAGGCATCATTCCGGTAGGCGGTTCCATCAGTGGCACCTACGTGGTGCAGGCGTTCCAGGCTACCGCTTATAACCAGGGGCAGCCGAATCCAACATGGCTGCTGCGGTGGATCGTCGCCGCTACCGGCGCGGAATACGGAGGCGGAACCGGGACGGCTGGCGAGATTGTCCGGCTGATCGGTTTCGGTCCATACTAGAGGTACGAGCGACGTCTCTACGAGCTGCCGGTGCCGGTCGTAAGTTTGATCCGGCACAGGCTTTTTGGTAATCAGCGATGCCTGCCTTGCCATATCCGATGCTGACGTTCCAGCAGCTCTACAAAGAGCTGACCGGCGAAATATCTTCCCTTCCCGATCCGATGGCGTCGCGCATTATCAATCGCGCCTGGAAGCGGGTGAACGACTACCGTATGTGGTCGTGGCAGGTCGTATCGAACGCGCAGATATTCGTGCCGGCGGTCGTATCGGTAGGGACTTGTAGTGTAACGTTCAACTCGACGGCGGTCACGATGAACGCCGCCGCGACTGCCGCACTGAACGCGATCGTATTCGGCAATCCGCCTCTCGCATCACCAATTCTGGGGGTAGGGTATCAGATACGCCTCGGAACCTCGCAAAGCGGGATGGCTGCGCCGATCGGTCCGAACTACTCGATCGTGACGTGGGACGGAGCGGGAAACCTCACGATCGACGCGCCGTATGGCCAGGCGAGCGGCATCGGTCTCTCCTACCAAGTTCTGAAGTGTTATTACGCCGCGCCGTTCCTTCCTGTTACCTCGACTGGAGCGGACGGACAGTTCGCCAGGTATCTTTCGATTACGAACCTGCTGGACGGGTACGCGATCACCGGGCGGTCGCTCTACTTCAGCCAGGAGGATTTGAACCGGATCGACCCGCAGCGGGGAGGGCAAGGAGACGCCTACATCCTTGCGCTGTACGGGACGAACTCGCTCGGCCAGCCCGTGTACGAGATGTATCCGAACCCGGTGAATCCGGCTACGTACCAGGTGAACATGGTTACGAAGGGTCCGTTGTTAACGATGACGACGCAGCTTCCTAGCGTATCGTACGCCTTGGATGATCTCGTGACGTTCCAAGCGAAGGTGTTCGCCGGTCAGTGGGCGCTCGCGAACACGCCACGATTCAAAGATCTGCAAGGTACGAACTGGGTTACGTACTGTACGATGATGAACGAAGAGTACCGTGCGACCCTGCGGTTATGTGTCAAGGAAGATGATGAACTGATGCCGTCGCCAAAACCTTTTGTATTTAACGGCGGGTTCTCGTTCCCGTTGGGCGGCGAGTTCTTGCAATCGCACGATATCAGTTCGATTCTTCCGCCTGTATAATGAATTGATTGAAAGGAGTTTACCGATGAAACTTTCACGTGGAGCGAAGGCCGGGATGATCGGCGGCGTCCGCTCCCCAATGGCGACGCCGGCGCACGGCCTCGTAGCGAAGGGTCCGATGCATCCGGCCGGAACGAATATCGCGAAGCGGAAGTCCATGAGCGGAGGGACGACGATCAGTTCGCCGCGACCACGTTCCCAAAGCGTTTAATGATCTCTGCCTTGGACCGCACATTCTGAGGTATCTATGGCAGGGGGGAGTCGGTGCGGCGGCAATGATCCCCGGTCTTCAATTTCCTTGGACGGGATTTGGCGTTTTGCAGACGCCAGGAGGTTATAACGATGGCAAAGAAACTAACGACCGGCGGCCACATGTTCGGGCCGCTCAACTCTCCGATGGCCGCCTCGCAACACGGCTTGATTCGGAAGTCGCCGCTGCGGCCGAAGATCGCGGCGAATACGATGCGGACCGACATTAAGACCGGCGCCGCGAGCGTTCGCTCGGCGCAGACGGCGGGAAAAATCATTAAACCTTTCTAGGGGGACAAAACGATGCGTTGCAAGGTCGCATTAGGCTCCAAAGTCAATCTTGGAGACGGTGGTTTCAGCCTTGGATTCTACGCTGTATATGCTGGTTCCGAGGAAAATGAAAAGTATTTCAAGGCAACACCATCTGCCCAGTTCAACGTGCAGACTGTGAACGAAGCGGCGGCGTCTAAGTTTGAAATCGGAAAGTACTACTACGTCGATTTCACTCCTGCTCCATAGCTGATCGGATGTGGCTTATAGCTATCTCACGTTCGCGCAAGCCGTTGCGGCTTTAGCCAGCCGCCTCCAGGACACGGGGTTCGTCTACTGGAATCAGCCGGACGAACTCCTGAACGCGATCATCGAATCGGTTCGCTTCCATCAACTCCTGACCGCATCCTACAAGCAGAAGATCGCTTTCCCTACCGCCGCCAACGTTCTCTATTACGATTTACCGAACTTGACCGGAGCGACGAACAACGCGGCGATCGCCTATACCGCGACCGACGTAGAGGTGGCGAACAACGTTCTCGCCGCGCTCCTGGAACCGGCGCTCGCTCCAGGGTGGGTTGGCACCGGCCAGTTCACGTTCGCGCAGTTACAAGTTGCGATGCAGAACCGGCTGAACCGCTTCCTAGACGATACGGGATGCCGCGTCACGCAACAGATGATCGCCGGTCCGTCGCCGCCGACCGATATCGCTCCGCTTCCCGAAGGAACGTTCGATGTAAGGCGGACCGCCTGGATACCGCTTCCTCAAACGACGCCGCCCGCGAACCCGGCGTACCCGCTCGGTCGGTTAGACGAATGGGCGGAACAGGCGTACGTTCCAGGAGCGGAACAGAATCCGGATCAGCCGGTCAGCTACTCGGTGTTCGGCGTCGGACCGCAGCAGATCAGGATGGTTCCGCCTCCTCTGAATGAGGGATTTCTGGATTGTCTCCTTGTAACGAGCGGAGTGCAGCTAAACTTAAACGTTGCCACACCAGTTCTCTTGCAGATTCCAGATGATCTTTCACCCGCTCTAAAGTGGGGCGTGCTCGCGGACATTTTAGGATCTGACGGTCCATCTCGCGACTTTGTTCGAGCAGCTTACTGTGAACAACGTTATACAGAATTCGTTCAACTAGTACGTCTTTATCCATCGGTTCTTACCGCCGATATCGACAATACCACATGCGGCATCGGCTCGGTCTTCGACATAGACGCCTACCTTCCGGACTGGCAATTGACAACCGGCGCTCCGTCGTTCGTCGGCATGTGTGGCCGCAACATGGCCTGTATCGGTCAGACGCCGGACGCGGCGTACGGTGTCGGCCTCTGGATGGTGGTGAACGCGCCGGTAAGCGGTTACCTCCAGGTGCCGCGAGGCCAGATCGACCCGGTGCTCGACTATGCTCAACACATTGCCTCGTTCAAGATGGGTGGCGCGGAGTTCGATGGAACGAGTCGACTGTACGCGAACCTGATCGCGGCGGCTAAACTACAGAACGCGAGGTTAGACGCGATCGCCTTCTATCGTGGTCAACTCCAGCAGCCTGCGTTGAAATCTGAGATGGAGGTAGCGCGTGCCTGAGTTCACTGGAAAGATCAAAAGGTTTACGGATTACTACGAAGCTCACGCCAACGATCCAGTTGACGAATTTGCCAACTTTCCGCATCAAGATGCTGAAGGCATTTGGATAAAGCCGATGCGGATCGAAGCTGGCAAAACTGTATACTCAGTTAAAGTTACGGATCGGAATGGAAAATTCCTGATTTACAGAGATCAATCGCATCAGCAATTGCATACATTGATAACTCGGTACAGTCCCAGGAGTGAGGAAGAAGGGATTATTTTGGATGCCTGAGTTCAAACGCATCCCCGGTAAATTCTCGTACACCGGGATGGACATTCATCACCCGCCCGATTCGCTTCCTCCCGGCCGCTGTTCGCTCCTGTTCAACCTCCAACCGGACCTGGAGGCAGGCGCCCTCGTAACGCGCCCGCCGATCACCGCGCTCGCCTCCGTTCCGAACGCCTCTCCCATCCATTCGATCGCGCGGATGAACGACTCCGTTCCGGAAGCCGTAAATCCATTCGCGCGGTTTGTAGGTAGCGGCACGAAGCTCTATAGCGGAGCGTCCAGTCCGCTTACCGAAATCGATTCCGGCTTCAGCGGCAATTCGCTCGCGCTCGTATCGTATCGCCCTCCGCAATCCCCCGAATCGTGGCTGTACACGTATGATTCCCTGAAGCAACAGCGTTACAAGACGGATGGTGTTACAAAGCAGAATATCGGTATTGCCTCTCCGGTTTCCGAACCGCTTGCCGTGCGCTCGCAGCCGCTTTACAAAGTAATTTCCGACACCGAAACGGATAACTCCGTATCCTCTGAGTGGGCGGCGATCAACAACACGGGAGGAACGGGAGCGACACCCGTTACAACCACCCGTATCCCTGTCGGGACGACCGTGCTCGTTATCCTGTACGATTCCGGCGCTCCCGGCATGGCCTCGATCGGCGTCTCTTCATCGGGCGGATACGGCTGGATGACCGCCGGCGCGATGATCACGATCGACAGCGAGCAGGTGTTTATCGAACAGGTGTTCGTGCCGCTTTCCGGCACGACCGTCGCGGCTATCCAATACGATACCGGATCTTCCGGACTTTGTACGATCGTGCCCGCCGCCGCGCTTCCCGGCCTCGCGCGTAATCAACTCCTGTGTTTGAACGGCATCACGTACGTTCGTGTGTTGAGCGTGACCGCTGCTCCGGACGGTACTTACAGCTTCCGCTGCGACACGGGAGCTGTAACCGTATCCGCGACCCAAACGATTACGAGTCCTCCCAACTTCCGCACGTGGACGGCCAGTACGCACGCGGACGGCGCATCGATCAGCGGCAACGCGATCCTGGCGAACCTCGCCCCTACCGTTACGGGTGGTTCGATGAGCGCGGTCCTGTTCTCGAACGCCTATCCTACCGCTGGCTACGTAGACGCAACGCAGCTTGCCGACCGTCCGATCTCCGGCGAAGATTACATGCATGTCGGCCTGCTGTTCGACAACCCACAGTACGTAACCGAAGTGCATGTGATGGTTGACATCGCCACGACCGATGCCTCCTCCGCTTTCACTACTGACTTCCTCTATTTCGTACTGAGACAAAGCGACTTCGCTCAATCTGCACTTGCTGGAGTACTTCCCGGCACGGTTCCGACGATCGACGCGCAATTGAGCGCCATCGAATATGGCGTCGCCGCCGAACTCGCCCCTACCGTTGTAGCGCCAGGATCGCCGAATCCGGTGATCTTCAACACAGGCCAAAGCGCGTGGATCGACGTAATGTTCAAACTGTGCGAGATGACGCGGGTCGGGACCGATCCGACGCTCGGGCTGAACAACATCCAGTCGCTCGGCATCCTGATTTATACGAGCGGCGGCGTGGTGAACGCGCAGGTGTCCGGCTGGTGGGTCGGCGGCGGATACGGTCCGGACTGTAATTTCAACACGGCCGGTAATCAAGCGCCAGCGATCCAGTGGCGGTATCGGTATCGTAATTCCCTAACCGGCGCTCACAGCACGGTCAGTCCGGAGACGCGAAATGGTGAAATACTACGCCGTCAAGCGATTACGCTCACCGCGTCGGCCAGCGGTGATCCACAGGTTGACACCGTTGATTGGGAGCGTCGAGGTGGAACGAATCCGGACTGGCATTACGTCGGCTCTCAACCAATTGCGTCCGGTTACGCATGGCAGGACACCATTACCGAAGCCGCCGCGCAGATCACCGATCCGCTTGAAGTAACCTCCTACCAACCCTGGCCGGTGACCGACGTACCTCATAACGGCACCGCGCTCGTAACGGGTACTTCGATCGTCTGGGCATCGGGTGATCAGTTCAACGTCCGTTGGTTACGCGGCACCGAAATCGTTATCGGCGGCAAGACGTACAGCCTGTACGCGCCGCCCGCGAGCGTGACGTTCCTCCAGCTTGCACAATCAGTCGCGCCGCCCTCCGGAACGTATCCGTTCCAGATCCAGGAGGCGACGATCGAGGGACAACCGCTATACGCCGGGTGGCTTGACGAAGCGAACAACCGGGTGTTGAGCGTTGGCGACCCGCTCAACCCCGGCTTCCTGTACTTCTCGAACGTCGATAATCCGGACGGCGCTTCCGACAGCGGCTATATCGAGGTCACTGGGCCGAGCGAACCGCTGTTGAACGGGTTCTATCAGGAAGGATCGAACTACACCTTTACCGCGTCCTCGGTTTACCGCGTAGAACCTACGCCTGGCGCGGCCAACCCGTACCAGTCGTACCGTTTGAGCGGCGTCGAGGGAATCGCCGGTCCGTGGGCGTTCGATGCGCGGCGCCGCGTCCTGTTCTATTGGGGACCGGACGGGATCTACGCCTATTCGTTCGGTCCGTCCGCCGAGAACCTGACCGAAGCCGACCTAGATCCGTTGTTTCCGCATGACGGACAGGCGGGCGAACCGGGTGTTCCGGGCGTACCCGTAACGATCACCGGCCAGACGATCTACCCGCCCGTGTACGCGGCGCCCGCCGCCTCGCTCCGGGTAGGGTACGCGGAAGGCTTCGTGTACGCGACGTACCTGAATTCGCAGGGAACGTACGAAGCGCTGGTCTACTCGCTCGCCATGAAGGGATGGCGGAAGGATACCTACAATCCCGAAGCGACCTTGTTCGTTCTCGAAAGGGGCGTACCGAACCCGCTGTTAATGGTAGGTGGTGTGGACGGGAATCTGTATCAGGTTTCCTCAACCACTCCGGAAGGCGCGATCGCCGACGCGGGCGGTCCCGTCGACTACGTCTGCCTGACGCCTGCCGTGGACGCGGGTGATAGCCGCGCCGTAAAGCAATGGGGCGACCTGATGTTCGATTACATGGGGTCGCCCGGCGTCCAGATCCTTTGGGATAACCTGCTCGTATCCGGTCCTGTCCTAACCGTGCTGTACGAGCCGCCGCCTGTCACGCGCGCTCGCAACATCCTGGACCTTGTTTTTGAACCGCCTGATACCGACGACGAACCACTGATTCATTTCAACCTGACGCTGCTGATTACCGGCACCGGACCCGTGGCGCTGTACGAATGGCAGCCGTCGTTCCTTCCGCTGCCCGAGATCACGACCGCCCGCGTTACGGACTGGGGCGGCGGCGGGGCTGGCCTGCATTATAAATTCGTTCAAGGTATCAGGCTGCATTTCAATACGTTTGGTCAACCGAAGCAAGTGCAAGTGCAATACGACGGGTATCAGACGAGTGCGGCGCTGGTAATGACCGTGAGCGCGAACGGAGAGCAGACGATTCCCTTTTCCTTTTCCGCTCCGTTCCGCGGCCACATGATGCGGCTCGTACCGATGGACGACGTTCCCTGGGAGGTATGGCCGGATTCGGAATGGGTCTATGAAATTGAACCGGAGCCGGCGAACTACTGGATCTCGCAGCCTACCGCGCTTGGCCAGTCCGGGTATCTACATTGCCGCGAAATCTGGACTGCCTATACGTGCGGGATAGGAGGCGGGATCGTAAGCGTGATCGTGGACGGCGGCGCGCCCGTTACGCTGGCGGCGTTACCGTCTTCCGGAACACCGGTCAAGATGTATAACCCGTGTCCGCCGTTCAAGGGCCGCTACTGGCAACTCAGCGCGACCGGTACGAACCTGCAACTGTACGAGCGCGATATCGAATTCCTTGTAAAGTCCTGGGGATCGACCGCTGCGTACATGCGAGTGAAGCCGTTCGGGGATACGAGCGGTGGTGGTGGAACAAGCGGGGCTAAAATATAACCGATGGCTGTGAACACACAATCGAAGCGTCCGCCCGTGGCGCTGAACCCGTCGATCCCTCTTGAGGTTGCGCGTGAACTCCGCAAGGTGGCGTCGTTCGCGTTTAACGCGCAGGACAACGCGAACTCCGCTCTTGCTCAACTTCCCGGAAAGGTTTCCAACACTCCCGCCGGCCTGACCGAAGCCGCGCAGGGAATCGGGCAGCAGCTTCAATCGGGCGGATCGTATCCTTTGAAACTGTTCGGTCTTCCCGGTCTTACGCAGATCAACGGTTTGAGCGGCGGACTGTTGCTATCCACCGGACCGGGAGTGACGATCACAACTAACGGCCAGCAGGTCGAGATCGCCCTCCTACCGCAAGGACCGGGCGCCGGCACTTACACGGTAGGAGCGAAGCTGACCTCCGGAGGATCGCCCGGAACGATTACGATCGACGATTACGGAAGGATCACGGCGATCCATCAGGCATCATGATATGAAAAGACTACTCGTTCTCGCGCTTCTTACAATCCCGTTCCTGAAGGCGAATGATCGCGCGCAAGGCTGGTGCGAGGCCGGCAACCAGACGATCTCCGTCATGGGCTACCAATCCTCAACCACCACCCCGGTACAACGCTCCTACCCAGGCCCCGCCGCGCAGGTCTACGTTTACCTTACCGGGACCGGATCGCCCGGAACGCTCGCCACGATCTATCAGGACAACCTTGGAACGGCGCTCGCCAACCCCTTCAGCGCATCCAACCTCGGCTACTGGTTCTTTTACGCAGCGAACGGACGGTACGATGTCTCATGCGTAGGGGCCGGTATTCCTTCAGGACGTATCACGTACGGCGACAACGTGCTGTTCGATCAAGCGATCTCCTTTGCTGCGGGCAGCGGGATCTCTGTCTCTACGATCTCCGGCCTGACCACGATAGCCCTGGACCTTTCCGTTTCTCTGCCCATCGTGAACACCTCCGGTACTCTTTCCTGTCCGACGTGCATGACGCTCGATACCGCGCAGACTGTGACAGGCGTGAAGACTTTCGACGCTCCAATCTTCATTGGGGCCAATCAGATCACGGACACCAACGCTTTCAGCGCGTGGGGCGGGGCCAGCCTGAATGATTCTACGGCTCTCGGGTACGTGGTGTCGAATATCGACCATACCTGGTTGAACCAGGACAACGAATCGCGCGGGGTGTCGGCGGTGGTCCGATTTAGTCGGAGCACAATTGACGAGCAGACCTACGGATGGGATCAGTTCGGAGTGGACTGCGTCGTGGTTGCTGGTCCAATGACGATGCCAGCGGACCCGATCTACGGATCACCATACATCCGCGGCCAGCAGAAACCCTGCGTTTCGGAATTGTACTATCAGGCTTCCTCCTCACCGTACACTGCGAACGTCGGCATGAACTATATGGCGAGCTTGGCGCAAGTCGGGGCCGGAGTGACGGTGAACACCTGGGCGGGCTTCATCGTTGGGCAGCCGGGAGGTTACGGCGGCGGCGGTGGGCACGTCGTTACCGGGTATGGAGTCTGGATTCAGAACCTGCTGGACTCCAACTCGATTCTTACCTCAGCCAATGCCGCAGCCATCAAGATTGATGGGCTAGGGAACTTCGGGCGCATCTTGTGGCAGGGGGCGGAAGCCTACTCTCCGGTTTACGGCACTTTGGAGTTCAGCGCGTCTACTCAGGTTCAAACGGCAACGGGGGTGGGGTTCAAAGTCGGCGGTAGCGCAGCCAATGCGGGCATGGCGGCCGGGAGTTACGCGGTCGGAGGGGCCACCCTAATAAATGCGGACCACAGCATTAGCACGGACGCCTACATCAACACGTCCAATGCGTTTGAGATCAGCGGCGTAACCGTCATCGACCCCGGACGTAACGGCTCGTTCGTCGCTCTCTCGGCGTCTGGTATTATGACGATTGACGTAACCGGAACAACCCAATGCCTTCACGTCAATTCGCTTGGCGTGGTCAGCGGGACAGGAGCCGATTGTGGGAGCGGTGGTGGGGGCGGGGGAGG